CAAGGCACCAATCTGTGTTTGTAATTCTTCTACAACATCAGGATTAACAGCAACCGATTTAGCTGTGTTAAGGAATGGCCTTATAGCCTCCCCCTTAGTAGGTGTAAGTAGCCCACGATGATACACACGACCACGGAAGTCTACGGAAGCGTCTACAGAGAAAGCTTCTCCACGTTTACGATAGAACTTAGCAACAGCGAGCGTACCACGAGAGTCATTACCACGAGACATAAAGAGTTTCTTCATCTCGTTTAACTCATCCCACTTCTTAGCTTCACCACGTTTGTCGTTAAAGTAAATTAGCCTTTCAGCAAAGTCAAAGAACTCGTTGTCTACTTCATACTTAACAGAGTTAGCATGATTAAGCATGTCAGCCATGTCACGGTCAATCTGTTTAGCGTCATAGTCAGCATAAACCTTTTCAGATACAACTGGCATACCTGTTTTACGGTTACGAGCATCATAGTACTCTTTAGAACCTGCACGAGCATAGACCTTATCACGGTCATTAGAATAACCGAACCGTCTAGCAGTTCTAGCTCTCTCTGAGGCAATCTGAAGCTCTCTCATAGGTCCGTTGATAATACCAATCTGACGAGTAACACTTACACCCCTTAAGGACGCATCACTTACTGGTCTACCTGTGGTTAAATCAGTAGGTGCAGAAGTACCAATATCACGAATTGTTGTAGTACGAATCATACCCTGCTTTTCAAGAGAGTCAATTACCTTACTACCGTCTTTGTGAAATTCTTTAAGAGTCTTTGAACGTAACGGGTTAAGAGAACCAAACTCATTATCAAATATTTGACCTATCTTAATAGCCAGCATATCATAATCAGCACCATCAGCTGTAGCAATAGCTTGCATAGCCTTAGAGGTTGCTTTTTGAGTTCTATCTTTTAGTTGGTTCTTTGCATTGTTTCTTTGGAAAGCAAACAAGAACTCTCTATCAAGAAATTCCCTAGCTGTACCCCTCACCTTTGCTATCTGTTGTTGATACCAAGAAGGCTTAGGTGGTTTAGCTTCAAAAGTTTTCTGTAGTTTTCTCTTAATGTTTATACCGGGAATCTGGTCTATAAGCTTATTGCGAAGCTCTTTTACAGAAGGATAACGCTTAATGATAGGCTGTGTATAGGCAGCAATAGGTGCTTTACCGTTAAAGTAAGCTTTCTTTGCTAGCTTGACACCATGAGTACCTTGCCATGTTTCAATGTATCGGTTGTCTGCAATTTGACTATCAATGATTTCACTCATGCTATAACGTCTATTTTGAATAAACACATCAGGGTCATCTTTAATTGTAGTAGTTAAACCACCAAACAACTTGCCACGGTCAGAAGAACGGTTAAACATCAGTGTACCTAAGTCCTGAACAGAGTTCAAAGTAAACTTACGGAATACTGAAGTAGGCTTACCCCAAGGTTCACCTGTATTGTTTGACCGAATAAAAGTCTGACGTAGCACATCAGTAACAACTGAGCGCTGGTTTATAGATAGACTACGGTCTAAGCTATTAACAAAGTTTTCGATATACTCTTTTTGTTCCTTAGTGAGTACTGTGCTTTCAGCTACCTTGGCTAAACGTTCTTTAAGAATGTCTGGCTCTTGTATCTGTAAGTGTCTACCTGCACCACCAACGTAATCAGCACCATCAGCATTAAAGACTGCACCTTCACGATTACTCTTGAAAGCTCTACGACTACCTTGCTTCTGAGACAAAGAGTTTCCTTTGAAGTCAGTTAAGGCAAGAGCTTGAGAGTTTTCCATAGCATCATTTTTAAAGTGAGCTTTAAGTGAAGCAGTGTGAGACTTAGACTTCATCAACTCATCAGGAGTGGAGAAACCTAAAGTGATAATACTTTCGTTAGTAGCTGTAGGTCTTGCAACAGTACGGTTAGCTCTACGCATAAGACCACGAATAGATAAAGCTTTACCTAGTGGAGATACAAACTCTTTAGCCTTCAAGTGACCTTGTTGGAATAAAGAAGCTTGACGTTCACCACCCAGCATCTTAATCTGTACGTTTGTACTTTGTCGGCGTAACCAGCTAGTATAGTCTTTAATTTTAGAAGGAGTACCTGTTAGTTCCTTTGAAGGAATTTTCTTGAGGCTTCTAGCTTTAATATTTTTAGAGTCTAAAGTTAACAGTTCTTCTTTAGCCTTAATCACTGGTACCATAGTAGAACGGCAATTCCAGTGTAGAGGTGGTTGGAACCGTTTATCACCTACATCGTATACTTTGCCATTATGGAAAGAACAGATAGAGCTTGTACGCCCATCAAGTATAGCAGTAAACATGTATCCGGATATAACTTCTTTGTTAGATTCCATAACCTGATTTAGTGCATCAACCTGTGTAGTTGTAATAGAAGTACGTGTTAAAGTTCTAGCTTGATGTTCTGTTATTTTGGTTGTCTTCATGACATCCTTAATAATCTCATCATTAGTTAAACCATTAGCTAATCCAGCCCGAACTTTTGTTTGTATACGTACTAGTTCACCAGAGCCAATATTCTTCATATTGCCTTTTATAGTTCTAGAACCTTTAATTTGTGGGCCAGTTATTTCTGCCAATAAAGCAGTTGTTTTAGGTTTTTGTGTTCTATAGAATGACTTGATTTCTGCATCAAGGTTATTCTTATGAAAGACCTTCTGTGAGCTGGAGAACTCAGACAGACTCTTTGTGGTATGAGACTGGAGTTCCTTAGTGAAGCGTGTTACTTCAGGTTTTACATCCGCTCGTATATTCCCTTTCAAAAGGTCTCTTAGGTTAAATCTGTGTTTTTTAAGAATTTTACGGTTGCCTAATTGCACACCATTCTCGTATAGACGGACGTCACCAGCGTGGTCAACAATCCTGTCAAATATCTTTTCGTTAATAGACATATTCACTCCATTACTATAATTCGTGGATAGGCAGTTTTCGGACTTGCCTAGGTCTAAGAATTTACTCTTCGTCTAACGAGATATCCGCATCAGGAGTCTGGTTAGTTAAAGGGTCTGTTTGTATTGCTTGTACCGCTTCTTCATCATCGTAGTCTGCTGGTAAGAAGTCATTGTACTTAGCAGTAGATACGAAAGTCTCACGAGAAATAATACCGCTTTGGTACCATTCTGAGATGAGACGCATAGAGCCTTCGCCACCAACCATAGGTGAAAAGTCAGCTGAAAGTTGGAACATAACATCGTTACCTGAGAGGTCGAGGTTGTATTTCCAGTTTAGCATGAAAGCAATTATCTCTTGCATAGTGCCGGAGATTTTAGCGTTAAGTGTTCCGAGTTGTGCTGTTTGAGAGGCATTGCGAATCTCAAGAGCTACACCAGAAGCGGCTTGCTCAGGTGACAACATACGGATACCCATCTTGGCCATCTCATCAACCGTAGCAGCAATAGCACGGTCCATATCAGCGAGAGCGCCAGTAGGTGTTTCGAGTACAGTAATTGATTCGTCTTTACGAACACGCAACCAAGTACCAAGACCAGCACCAACGAGTTCTTCAAACTCTTCGTCAGTCATATCAGACTGCACCACTGGTGTATAGGTTGCCGCACCGTATAGTAGGTGGTTACGGCGGGATACTTTGTTGTAGAGTGATACCTCTCTGTCCACCAGAGGCATAAGCACTGGCTCAACAGGTTGTAGCTGACCATTCAAAGGCCAAGCAGGTATCTGACTTAGACGTTCGCCGAACTTAGTCGGCATTACTGTGTTAACTTTAATAAAGCCCGATTCCACAGAATCATCATACTCTTGACGGAGTTCACCGTTAACAGAGTCTACAGAGTGGTTAGGGTCTTTACGTTGATAATAGTCCAACACCAAGTAACCTTGTTCATCAAGGTAGTGGTCACAAACAGTATCAACAAAGTTAGGATGCCAAGGGTTATCATCAGAGTATTCTTCAGTGATGTAACGTGTGGTCCAACGTGAAAGTTGTTTAATACGTGTGATTGGGTGTGGTTTAATTTGTATGTTAATTACGTTCTCTGCCTTCATAATGACAGGGTACGGGGATATCTTCATACGGTCTTCAGGAGTCATCATATCGAAGTCAGCTTCTGAAACTTCAGGAGAATCGACATACACCCAACAACGTGAGGTCTGAAGTTCTTCCCAGATAGCTTCGTCCAAGAAGTTGAACATAGAAGCACCATCAAGAGTGAAATCCTTACTAAGCCAGTCATAAGCTTCTTCACTTAAGAAGTCAGGGAGTTCCATTTGTGATGGTTTACGTAGAAGAGCAGATATCAATACACGAGCATACTGAGTTGTAAGACCGGGTAGTTCTGATTCTGCTTTATAGAAGTCGTATTGTGCTTGAGTCATGCTAGGAGAAAACGGTATCAACAGATTGTTGTAGTCGTGTTCAATATATTCATCATGAGCTTTAGCATGTGCTTGTCCTTGAAGAACACTACGGGATTTCTTCCAAAGTGGTTTAAGAGACAGGTACGATGCAGAAGGTGTTTCAACACCACGCTTATGTGAACTAGCAGCTGTTTTAACTAGTGACATATAATTACCTCATTATTGGATTAATGGGCATTAGCCCTAAGTTAGTTGTTTGTAGTATTATTATATTAAAAGATACATAATACATAATATATCTTTAAATATAATTATAATATACCGGAGGGGGGTCCGGGGGTCATAAGGGTCAAGTATTTTTTGACCATGTAAATAAGGCAGCAGGATGAGTTGTGAAACCCATCCCACCTTAAGGGACTGTCAGACTTGAGAGTCTGTCCCAATTACTATATCATAAGGGTCAAGTATTTATTCTTTACTTAGGAATCTCAAAATGAGGCCCATCTATAAATGGGGTTTTGTTCTGAGCTCTGCGTAATTTGATATACCCTTCAGTTGCTTTGCGTGCGTCTACATCATTTAGTAGTACGTCCCATGCAGCACCCCAACGGATGTCTACATTTAACTCACGGGAAGCAAGAGCGAAAGCTTGTGCAGCTAGAGTGTAGTGTTCGATTTCCCAGCTTACTTTACCGTTTACATAGCATACAATGTCTACAGCCATTCCGTCTTGATGACGAGAGTGTTTTACTTTAGACTTTCCTTGAATGCGTAGTTGGTTTTGTTCTGCTTGAGTACGAAGACCACAAGTAATTCCGAAGTCAACAGGGCTGTAAGTTAGTGCTAAGTGGCACACACGAACCAAGTCGTCATCTACACCTTGTAGTTTCTGTAAAGAACGAGAGCCAAACTTCCAATCAAAAGTAGGCTTAGCTTTCGGAAACATGTTAGTTAGTTTATCTTTGAGTTTAGTGAACTTCATAATTAGCCCTTCCACTTGTCAACCATCTTCTCGCCAGAACGACCTACGATATAACCACCAACGCCAATTTGCAGAAGGTTCCACAACTCAACAGGTAGGTCAATAACATAGTCCATTCCTAAGAATAGGTTCATTACAGGGAAAATGAGATAGTTCAAACCTATGATAGCAACGATTACCATCATAAGTAATGGACGCCAAGTGGCAGTCAACCAGTGACTAGACTTAGCCTCTTCGAGGACAATCTTACCACGTAGTGATTCAAGACTGTCTGTGTGTTCGAGTAGAGCGAGTTTAATTTCTTTTTCTACATCCATACTCTTGTCGCCATCGGGGATAAGGCGCTTAACCAAATCCCCAACAATAGGCGCAAGCACTGTGATTAGTGCTCCCATAATATTTCTCCTTAAAGTTTCTTGCCCCACATAACTGGTACAGAGCTTCTAGCAATTCCGGGGAAGTTTGCTGCTGAGACGTTAGTAGGTACATCACTTTGAACTCTGTTTTGAGCATACCAACGTATGTAGATGTTAGTACCTGAACGGTATATCCAAGGGCAATATTGATAGCCCGAAACCGCATTTGATGACCAGCCAGCTGCGCCGGGGTAAGCAAGAGCTGGTGACGGATACATCGGTATAGATATGTAAGCATCTGTAGGAACATTTGCTATAACGTTATCTGTAGTAGCACCAATAGTCCCCGAGTTCTCTTCGAAACCCAAAAGGTCTACGAGCGAAGAGTTTGTACGAGTAGTGAACGTTAGTTCGCCCTCTTCATTTCTTGTGTCCAGACCATAGGTATCAGAGTTTAGTTGCTCTTCAGATATAGAACCTGCTACAAAGTAGTCTACACTGGTTTGGGTAGAGTGAACACCTTGGTAGTAAATACGAGTATCTCCCTCTAGGTTCCCAGTTCCGTTGGAAATAGAGGTGGAGGAGAGGTACTGTCCACAACCTAGACTTAAGTATTCTCCATCATTTACTTTGAAGAAGAACCTTGCGTCTTGGGGGGCTTTAAACCTCTCAGCTGTGTAAGAGTACAAGCAGTCCCATATAAAGGTAGTAGTACTACCTAAGCTAGTATTGGAATCTGCCATGTATATAGCATGACTACCTGAGTTAATAGATTGTGTAACTAGTCTATATGACATACGGGGCATACCTGGGAAGCCAGCTCTTGATGTACCAGTCATATAGCCAAGTCTATCTGGAGTTACATAGAATCTACTATTATAGTACAAGGCAGCG